TCAATGATCTGGTAAAAGGTGTACAACCACCCCATGGCACAGTTCCAGCCGTCCATCCAAGACTAGAATTCATTAAATTCGCGGTTAAAGTATTTTGTACATAAAATATCTCTTGCATCTCATTTAATTCAGATGCCTGAAGAGGAAATCCTGGTTTAAATGCAACAGCATAATAGTTTTTAGAAGCATCAATCTGAGATTCTACTCTGCTTCTAAAGGGGTTTTGGTTGAACGGAAATCCGCCTGTAAATGGAAATGGTATTGTCATAATTCTATTTTATTTAGTATAAATTTATGTATCACAAGTAAATGTTTCGTTGGGGAAAGTATAACCCGGAATAGGGGTTAATTCAAAGAAGTCAGAAAGCACAATTACACCAAAAGTGCTGCCAGCCGGATAACTTGATATTTCGTAATCCCACGAAGGGAATAAGTAATACGGAGCTGTAAATCCGGAAGCACACCCAAAAGTATAACCAATACTCTGGCTTGATCCTAAAGTATAACCACCGTAATTTTGTATTTTTGGTATTTCAACTATAGTAATACCAGAATTACTATTATTTGTATTATTAAATACATTTAGTTTATAATTAAAAACATCTTTAAATCCTGTTGGATGTATAATGGGTCTAACTACACCAGTATATTGAGCTTCGGAAAGGGCCGAACAATTTACAACATAAGAATAGCTTTGCCAGATATCACCATCACTGATCACTGAAAAATTTAATCGACTTCCGCTTAATTGAGGATATACAGTAGGAACATACTCTCCAACTGAATTTAAATTATCACGCATCCAATCAAAATTACCACCATTTAGTCTTAAAATATATTTTTTAGGATAACCAATAGAAACATTTTCAGGAGAAATATTAAAAATTTTATTTATTACTAATTTTATACTTTCTTCTGTTCCTTTTTTAGCGTAAAGGTTAGTTTTAATATTTTTTATTAAAGATTTTAATCCAGTTTCCGATATTAAACCACCTGTTATAGATTCTTTAGGAATTGCATTTACATAAGAATATGCAAGATTTGCCAACAACTGTGCTGGGATATTATCAATATTTGTTAAATCTTCTAAATTTAAAAAACCAACATCTGTAATTTTAAATTCATTATTATCGTCATTAGAACCACATGTAAGCCATTCATAATATTGTTCAGTAAGTGCAATTAATACAGAATTACTATTATTAGATAAACGTATCCAACGAGGAAATAAATTTTTAATATTTTGTGGATATGCACAAGTAACTCCAGTTTCATTTGTCTTTATAAAAAAAGAAGAAATGTCTGTTGTAGCATCAGAAAACGATGCAGCAGTTAAACCAAAATCTGATGGACTAGTGTTTAGTTCGTAATTATTGTTTTTAAATATTAAAATCATTTAATCAACCTGTTGTTATGGTGGAATTAACTGATGTTGTTAATAAAAATTCATCTTTAATTATCGTAGAATCGGTATATCTTGGGTATCCGGTCACGTTTATTGATGCAGTAACTCCTAATACATTTTCATTTATTACTGCATATCCTTGTGTATAATTAGTGTAACCAAGGTAACCAATAAGCCCCCCTGTCGGAGATAAATTGCTGTCAACTGCTACTAATTTTCCTTCTGTGGCAATTCCGGAAGAATCAAAAACTGTTGGAGTATCAGCCAAATATATGAACAGATTACTGTAAGTCAATCCGCTTGTTTTAATTGATGCTCCATAAGAAAAAGTACTACCAGGAACAAGTTCATTTTTAAAATGTATTAATTTTTGGCTATCTGACCCACTAACTCCTAAAACAAAATATAAAGAATTTAAATTTATATTTTTTATGTTAGAAAAATTTGCATTTGCAACAGATTTAATATCTGCTGTTCTAATATCATTATTAAATATTTGGGGAGAATTATAATAATTTTCTATAACACTGTTAAATCCATCAAGATTTGCTGAAGTATTTTTTACTACATCCAGATTGATATATGCAGTTATTGGTTGTGGTTGTGTATATTCTGGTAGAATTCCTACTATTGATTTTGATTTTAAGAATGATATTGCATTTTTAACTTCAGTTGAACCGGCAGTTAGTCCGGTGTCTGCAAAAGAAATAAACAATCTGCCGTATGCAGTAGGAGTGGCATCGTCTCCACCCCAAACATTTATTTGAGATTGTTGTGTTATAGATGCAGGCAATAAACTTGAAGATAACAATAGTCCATAATAATCGTCTGCCGTAACAGCTCTTTCGTTTCCTGCAAATATTTTAGGAGCAGAAAATTTAACAGAGTCTAAATTTGGTGTATCCGAACCACCAGAACTAGTAGTTGTAGAATTTATTGTTACTAAACTACTTCCAATAGACGATATATTGTTTGCAGCAGAACCGGTTGGAATTAAATAAGAAACTAAAACAGTATCATTTGTAGTAATTTGTTTTCCATAAGAAGATGCATAATCTGTAGAATTTTTCTTTCCAAATACTACTTGAAATCCATTAGTTGTTCTTTCAATATAAAAAATGGTACTATTTGTATTTGGTGTAAAAGAACCATCATATTGAGACCAAGACACACCGTTCACATAAACACTAACAGTTCTTGGATCTATATTGGTTCCCAAAAAGGCTGTTTGGTTTATTGTGTCTACTGTTATTTGTATTTTATTGGCAACAGAATTTGCTTCATAGACATCAAATGATGTATTAGAACTCACTGTAACATTTGATATAGAATAAAACTTATAAGTTGCACCAGATAGATCACTACCAGAAAATACCGTGGAATATCCCACAATTGAAGTTGGAATACTTGAATTTATACTACTTGCTACTATTGTTGATTTTGCACATGTTTTACTGGGAACTAAAACACCCAAAACATTAGTTAGACGAATTATGTTATTTTCAATTTGTGCCGTATCTAAGAAAGTTTCATTGGCAATCATATTTGTATAATAACCATAAAATAAAGTATTATACGAAAGAACATCCAATAATATATTCATCACACTACCATTAAAATCATAACCAAAAAATGGCGATCCTGGTATTTGTGCTTTGCTGTTTAAATATGCCTTTAATGACGTTTTAATGCCATCAAAATCTAAAGATGAAATATTTATTTTTGGATTTGCCATGGTAGTTTATTGTAATGGTATTGTTATAGTTTTAATTAAATTTTTATCGTATATTGGGGTAAAAGTTACGTCTATTTGCCAATACCCCAGATTAGTATCCCTAATATCTATATTTGTAACAGTAGCTCTAGATTCTTGTAACTGTATCGCACCAGTTAATGTTCTTTTAATTATATTTAATTGAAATGGCAATAAAGATTCAAATGTCAGTAAACTCACGTTACCACCAAACGCAGAATTAAATATTTTTTCATTAGACGATGTTAATACTATATTTTTTATTGATTGTGCAATAGCATTTACATCATATTTAATACTAACATCTCTCGATAAAGAATTTATCGTTAAATTGTAATCTATGTCTGTATAATATTTTTCCGGCATATTTTTTCTCTTTATGTATTAGTTTTATCTACAAATATATTTGCAGGTTCTTGATCTGGACTAATAGACGGATAATCGCGCATCAAATACAAATACATTGAATGTTTTCCCGGTCTTATTATTCTTTCAGCTCTATACACCATCCATTTTCCTTCGTATCTACTGGTGATGTTAGTCACATTTCTATTATTAATTGGTACATTAACGTAAACAACACTTCCGGGTTTTATTGTAAAATTACCATTTACTAATATTTTAATTTTTTGATATTTTAATAAAGCAGTTTGTGCTTTTCTATAGAGCGGTGTTTTTTGCGGAGTATTCCAAAAAGTTGCATATGTTTTTGAATACTCCAAATAATATGGAAATTTTGAACCAACAAGAACTGGATATATTGTTTGATTTGCTGCACCTCGATCCTGTTCATTTAATTGTCCAATAACATTTGTTATTCTTGGCACATCCCATGCTGTTTGTGTATAATCTACTCTAACAGAATATGGGAATAATCCGCTTTGGCTCTCGCCATATCCAGCTTCTGTTCCTGAAATGCCTTTTAATTTTTGAAATGGTCCAAGTGCATTTCCACCGCCGTTGCCTTTAAATGTAAATTTGCCGTAATTTTGTGAACCAAGACAATTGTATGTACTATCTTTATTAGAATAATCTATTCCACCCCACTGCGTGTATTCATTATCCGACCAACCATATTTTGAACTAAAAATTTGTTTAATTAGAAAACATTCTTCTGCTTGATTTCTTGCTACTTCTATTTCGCTTATAGTTGGTTCTGGAAATGCAGGTCTTAGTTCTAACATTGCTTGAGGACAATTACAGTCCGGATATTCATTAGGACAATCTAAATTGCTAACAGGACCAAATATACTAATACAATCAAGACTAGTATTAACATTTGTTGTTGTATTAAATTTTGATGAAAATGTAGTTAAAGGGTCTCTATTTAACCGATCATCGTATGATAAATTTAAAGAATTTGTATTATTATTTAATGGCATTAGAAATATTTATTTTATTTTTTAATCACAAGTTGAACAGAATCCATCGTGCGCGTTTTCTACATCAAACAAAAACATATAATCTCTATTAACAGCTAATACTTCGTCGCTTTTTACTTTTTCTGGATCAAATCCTTGAGAAGGTGCATTGTTTACTCCATACAAATTTATAGTTTGTATTGTTTCTTTTGGAACTGCAGACATTTGAACTATTCTACCAGCATAATAAAATCCTTTATCCAAAGGATCTGGAACTTGACCATCATGTAAAAAATTTGGACAATTTTTAGAAATTACTCTGAATTTTCCAACAGGTAGCATTTGTGTTTTTGCTGGATAAGCAGATTTTTTAATAACATCTGGATCATCTGGAGTGCTTGTTAAAATTGCAGAAACACCAGGATTCATTAAAATTGTGCTATTATTATTTACTGACGGTGTTTCTGCTTCAAAATTTACCGGTATTCTTGAATTTAATAGTTCATTTAAATTAAATGCTCTATTATCTTTTGTGGTTATTTCTACTTCTTCTATCTTATTTTCGGAAGGTCCATCTCCTCCTCCAGAAGTAATAACATTTTGTGTATATTTTTCTGAAGCATACCCTTGGAGTGCTCCAGGTGGCGTTACAAATACAAAAGGAAAATCTGTTTCTGTACTGTCAAATTCTATAATTTGATAGCCGGTATTTAACATTTCAGTTAATAAATTGTCACCTTCTGGTGTTTTTTCTTGCGGCCATAATTCAACCTCATTCCAATTGTAAGCCCATATACCACCCGGATCTTGGGTTGGATAAGCACCGGTTCCTGTAGATCCATGAATTTTATCTGCGCCTACAAGAACAGCAAAAAAATTACTAGGAATTTGCCGTTCGCAGCACATTTTTTTTCTATAAACATCCCATGTTGCTTTTTTATTTTTTAAATCAGCAAATGAAATACCTGCAACTGCAGCTTTTTCTTTAATACCGTCTTTGCCATTTATTACCAATAATATAGCACCAGGAAGTTCACAAAAATTAAATTGAGCTTGCCAGTACTCTTTTTCTGATGTATGGTTAAATGATTTTATTTGCCAAGAAGAAATGTGATTGATGTTATAGGGCAATGAATAAAATCCAAAAATATTATCAACTATCGCATTAAAAGAGTAGTTGTTAAATGCCAATAATTTATCACCAGTATAACCGTGAGGAGTTTGTTTTGGATCTCCTAAACTTGTTGGATCTAATTTAATTTCTCCTGTTATTTCATCTTTAATGTATTTTGGCAAACCAGCATCATTATTGATAAATGTTATACTCTTTTTAAATATACTTGTTTTCTCACCTTTTTGTTTTTTGCCATTTATATCAAACCATTTATTTAAATCTAAAGTATAATTATAATTTATTGTTTTAGTTGTAAAACTTTGGTTAATATCAACAAATCCTCTATACGGATTTGCCCAGTTGGGTTTTATACGATCATATGTTGAAAATGCGGCACCGCTATCCAGCAGATAGTTAATATTAAAATCATCTAAAACTTCCATAGACAACATAGCAGTTTCTGATAATTCATCTAAATGTGGTTTAAATACCGGAAGAGTAGAAGTTTCTCCTTCTTTAGTTGGTAATATAAAGTTTTGAATTGCTTCTTTTTGTTCTTCTATAAGTCCTTCAATACATTTAAAATTCCACTGATTTAAATCTTCCCAAAAGAAAAAATTAACAGCATTTTCATTCTTTTTATAACATGCGTATTCACAAATATAATTCATTAATTGCGTTATTCTAAGATTGTTTGCATCTTTGTAATACGGATAAAATACAAAAGAATGTTTAATCCAAACATCATTGAAAGTTTCATGAGCAGCTAGAGGTTTTCTACTTTTTTCTGAAGCTTTCTTCATTAAAAACTGAACAAATCCCTTTTCTTTATCTTTTAGGTCGGATGGTATGGTTATTCTATTTTTGTATTCAGGTAATACCATATCTTCCCGTTCTACAGCAATAGTACCTTCATCTCCCGGTCCTTTCTTTGATATTTTTCCAATAAAATCATCAATTACTGTATCAAAATTTCTATTTACAAATTCATCGGAAAGAAAATTTAAAATAACCTTTAAAGGAGTTCCTGAAGGTCCGTGTGTTGTTTTTTGTGCTATGTTGCTTTCTATTTTTATTTCTGATATTCTGGTATAATAAGATGTACCATCAAATTTTAATTCTAACCATTCGTTTGTAGTAAAATTAAATTGATCTAATATATTAGTAGAGTCCACAAAACTCAAAGAACCGTATATAGAACCAGAATACATGTCTTCATTTAACACGATTTCTTCTAATGAAACATAATCATCTTTATTTGTGAGTACTCTTGGCCAAATCTGATAAGTAATATAGTCTTGATCATTATCTTGTTTAGGTCGATAAAGATTAACTTCTATGTTTATGTTTGGAGATGCTACTGCCATAATAATTTATATTGTAATTTTAATTTGATCTTTTACTGGTAACTGCGCACTTAATATTGTTTGTAATGATAAAACATTCGATAAATTTAAAATATTTAATTTTGCGTCTTCATACTTTTGTTGTTCGATTGCGTCTTTCTTTACAGTAAGAAATTCAGTATTATCTGCATTTGTATATCCTGTTAAATATATGTTTTTCCAATTATCATCAACAGCAGGATCATATAAATTACCACCAACAATTATTTGTTTTGTGGAATCTAAATATCTCTGAATTGTCATGAATTGGTGTTGTATTTCGTAAGTTTTTGTATAAATTCCATTATTAAAATCCCATACTGATACTCTGGTACCTGAAGGATCAATTTCTGCTGTTTGACCTAAGGCTTCTGGAAGAATCTCTGGATAATTATAAGCTTTAACATTGATTCGTTTAAAATTCATATCAACAGAATCAATCACTGCGGTATATTTTTTATTGTCTCCTGTCTCCATAACAACAACGTGCTCTGCACCAGAACCTAATAATGAGAATTTTCCAACAATTGGTGTTGGTGTTACTTTTTCTAAATTTACAACAGGACTTGTATTTTGATAAGTTTTTGCTATCTTACCCCACACCAAAAGATTACCATCAGTTGTTATTGCGGCTGAATGATAACGGCCTGCAGATATTTTAGAGAATGTTACTCCAGTTGGTATTTGTAATTGCCCGTCTCCTGTTGCACCACCACCGTAAATTAAGCCATTATCCTTTAAAGCCAAGAAGTGGTTATACCCTAAAGCTATTGCTGTTATTCCAGTAATGCCTTGATCGAACCCAGTGAATAAACTGTTCTTATTGGGACCCCAACCGGTTACTCCATAATTTGTAGTTCTATTGATTGCAATACAGTCTGATTGACCACAAGCAATATCGTAGAATGATATACCTGATGGAGTTGTTAAAGATCCAAAATAAGTGGGAGTTCCATTTGATTTTATGGCCACACCGGCAGTAAACCCATCGTTCCATGAAACTTTAGTGTATCCTGTTGTGCCCGTGTATAACGAATTAAAAGCGGTACAACCTCCAAAACAAGTAATACCACCATTAGAAGTCAAAGCAAGTAATCCAGAATTCGTAGAATTGATATAAGAACAACCAGATATGCTTGTTGTAAAATAAGGACTGGCACTACCGTACGTCCCAAACACAATATTAGTGGTCATAGGTAAAGGATTGCCACCCCAATAATAAATCTGACCATTTGTGGTTAAAACTGCGGTATTGAATGAACCACATGAAATTTGTTGTATAGCTGTCAATCCAGTACTAACAGGAATAACGGATTGCTTATGATGGGGTTGTGATATCAAAGAAGCTCGTAATACTTGGCCAGCACCAAATGCTCGTAATGCTTGTTCTCCGGATCCGGTTTCAAATACCAATATTTGATATTTGTTGGTTGGATCTATTCGATCGGGAATATCTGAATTTATATCTGTGCCTGTATAAGGATTAAAACGATAATCTTGATAAGGATCGGTTGTAATTGTTGGATTGTATTTTGAAACATTACCAAATTGATATACTAATCCAGGATACTGTTTTTCTAATTTAGCATCTTGTTCCGGATCAGTTCCTCCCCATTCAATCAAAGGATTTCTAATATTATTTGTTAAAAATGATGCCCAATAATAATTAGAGTTTTCATATATTCTATTAGAAAATTGATCAGGTCGCTCATCATCTATTTTTGTCTCTGTAAATAAAATGCTGTTTGTGGTTAATTCTACATTTTTAAAAATATTAAGAACTGTAAAAGTTCCTCCACCAAATTGGTGATCCGTGAAGGTACCTCCTGTGAAACCGTAATCTATTTTAGAAAAATATTGTAGCATGTGAATTAAAAACTTGTAAAGTTTTCCGATCTGCTTAGTAATCCGAGAGCACCGGTTCCGAGTTGCATTGCTGGTTCTAATTCTATAAATGATAGTTTAATATTTACAGCCAAAGGAATAAAATCTGGTGTTGTTATTGGTAAATTTTGAATAGGTGAGTGATTAATATCTACGCTCTGTAATACAGAAACTAATGGATCTCCGTCCCAGAATTTAGCTTCTTCGTACGTTAATTCTTTTTTTCCTGTTGCGTAAAAAGCCCAAAGAGGAGGATGTGACATGTTTAAAACAGATTGGGTAAATGCCGAAGGAAACATATAAGTTTGAAAAGCACGAGCAATTCTGTTTATTCTGAAAGCTTGATTTGAATTTTTTGCCACTAAATTCATATCAAATCTATGTGTTCTTCTTGCTCCTGGTGTCAAAACAGTCTCAAGATGGTCATAAGACATGATTCCTAAACCCTGAGTAAACGAATTATTCATTTCTTCTTCTTTTAATTTATAATCTTCTTTATTAAACAATCCTTCAAGATCGGGATATTTACCAGACATATATTGCTGTGTATTTGATGTTCCGTGAGCTAGCGGATATGGAACGGCAATTCTGGCTGCAGCATTATTTTCGACCCAAGCTCTTGTTCTATTTTGAGCAAATGTGCTATATCTACAGGCATGAAATACCATCCATATAGGAATTTCTTTTGCAAAAGTGTCGTCTGGACCTGGAAAGATGTAGTCTATAGGCATTTATAAATATATATTGAAAAATATGGCGTATAAAACTAAATATGAACCTAAAAATCCGAATAAATATGTTGGCAACCCATCCAACATCATTTGTAGATCCTCTTGGGAACGTAAATTTTGTAAATATTTGGACGAAAATCAAAATATAACCAGTTGGTCAAGCGAAGAACTAAAAATACCGTATATTTCAACTATAGACAAACAAATTCATAATTATTATCCAGATTTTGTATTTGAAGCAAAAATAAACAAAATAGAGACACAAACTTTTATTGTGGAAATAAAACCCAAAAAACAAACAATAAAACCTACACCAAAAAAGAATAAAAGAGCGTATTTAAACGAATGTATTACTTATGAAACAAATGTATGTAAATGGAAAGCTGCCACTGTATTTTGTGAAAATAAAAATTGGACATTTAAAATTTTAACAGAAGAAAATTTATTTAAAACCAACATCAAAAAGGAAGAACCAACAGATGGCAGATGACAATTCCATAGACAGCATTATTACTAAATTTGATAAAATGGGAGGAGCTCAACGAATTAATCGTTATGATGTTTTGATTACTCCACCATTAGAAATAAATTTTAGTGCTGATACAACCCCATTTATTGCATCTTCTGTGCAAATTCCTACACATATTACAACTTATTATCAAGATACCATGGCACCTTCAGGAAGTTATATTGATATTCCTATAAAAAGACAAGTTGATCAAATGTTTAAAATTGATTTTATTGTGGATTATAATTGGAATATACGAAATTTGTTTGAAAAATGGACAGATCTTATTTTTAACCGTCAAGAAGGCGAGAATAGAAATTCTGCAACAATTAATTATTATGATGACATTATTGGAACAATTAATATTAATGCATTAAATGAAAATGGCGTTACAGTAAGAACTATAAATTTATATGGAGCATGGCCCGGAACCATCATGCCATCAGTAATGTCTAATGATATACAAAATAATTATTTAACATTACAGGTTGATATGAATTATCGTTATTATGATATAGCAACCCCTAACACCTAAAACAACCCTAAATATTTAAAATGGCTTTAAAAGACTTATTAACATCATCTTCACCCAATTATTGTAAAAATCTTTTATCCGGAAGAAATGTATGTTTTCGCCCAATGATAGTTGGTGAAGAAAAATCTTTACTGCTGGCAAAACAAACCGAAGATAAAAAAACTATACTAAAAAATTTAATAAATGTTCTATCAGATTGTTGTTCTGACGAGAATATAAAAAATATTAAAAGTATAACAATAGCAGAATTTGAAAATTTATTTTTACTGTTAAGATGTAAATCTATTGGAGAAACAGAAACATTTTTAGTTAAATGTCCAGAAACGGGAGAACAGGTTCAAATTAAAGTTAATTTAGAAAATGATTTAAAATTATCAGTAAATACACCAAATAATTTAATTAAACTGAATGATAATTTAGGAATGGTAATGCAAGAACCTACAATCCATGCATTGTTTAAGTATCCAAATTACGATAAAGATTCAGAAGAACTTTTTGGATTTATTGGTTGCTGTATTAAAGAAATACAAACTAATAAAGAAACAATAAATTGTCAGGATATGCCAGAACAAGAAATATTAGAATTTATAAAAAATTTAAATAAAAAACAATTTAATCAAATAATGTTATATTTAAATGAAATTTCTAAAACTTATATTATTGCAAATTATAAAACAAAAGATGGAACATTAAGACAATTAAAAATAAATGGGCTATTTAATTATTTTAGTTTTTTTTTAACCATATAAATTTAAAGTTATTTTATAGACAAAATTTTCTATTAAAAAATCACCATAATTATAGTTTACA